AAGGTGACTATGCCTTTGAAATTATAAAGAATATAGAAAAATACGGACCTTACATGATAGTAATGCCTGGGGTTGTAATGCCCCATTCTCAAGAAAATTCTGACTTTGTAAATAATACAGCTATCTCATTTATGAAACTTGAAAAGCCTGTTTGCTTTGATAAAAACGATGAAGACTCCTTTGTAAATTTATTCTTCACATTGGCGGCTTGCGATAACATAGAGCATCTTAAAAATATGAATGAGCGTACAAAAGAAAGCTATTAACTTATGTATGTACAAATAAGGTGTATAAGTAAAAAATTAATGACTAAGGAGTAAAAGAATGATAGAACAGGATAATGTTAATAATCCAAACCATTACAAATTGGATTGCTTGGACGTAGAAGTTATAGATGTGATAAAAGCAACTGTGAAAGATTTTAATAGTTTTTGTCACGGAAATATAATTAAATATGTGTTAAGGGCAAATAAGAAAAACGGGATTGAGGACTTCAAAAAGGCTAGGAAATATATTGATATGATGGTTCGGGAGGTGGAAGTTAATGGAAAACAGAGTGTATAAATCCATGGCTATACTAGCAATGGTTACCTGCATGATAATTGTGTTTAAGGAGATAGACAAGGCTAGAAATTTTTTAGAACTGATAAAAGTACTGATTAAAAATACGATGTGTATCGGGGGTGGATGTTTTGTATTCGCCATTGGAGATAAAAATTAAATTTTGGAGGAGGAAAGATGACAGAAATAGAAATTGACAGAATAGCGGACAGAGTTGCAGAAAAATTAAGACAGGCGAATAAAATAGATAAGTACAAAGAAACAGAAGCGATGTTAAGGGCATACCCAAACTACAAAAGAATAATTGAGAAAAATAACGAACGTATTAACGACATAATAGAAAACGGATTAGGAGAAGCAAGAAAAAAGAAAAGAGAGGAAAATGTCCAAGGGGGATTAAAAAAATACGAAGGTATTCCAGAAAAAGAAATAGAAAAAATTGAGCATTTAAAATCTGAAAACTTGAAAATGGAAAAGAGAATGTTAAGAGTAGAGAACGCATTGATGAGCATCGAGGGTGATAAATATTACAGCGTTATACATTTTAGGTATCTTAAAGAGTGGACGATTGAAGAAATAGCAAGAGAGTTGGGAGTGACTGAAAAAACTGTTGGGACAAACAGAACAAGATTGGTTAAAAAATTGCAGTTTAATTTGTTTCCTGAGGTACTTTTGGACTGGAGAACTTGACAAAATTACCGATAGGCTACCTTTTGGCTACCTTGACATTACCTTTTTATGTGGTATAATATGCTAGAATGTGAAAAATGTAAAATACGTTTAATAAACCATTCCACTTATAAGTGTCAGTTATTTTAACTGTCAAAAGACGGTATTCTTTTTATAACCGTCTTTTTTTGTTCATAAATACTTTTGTATATCGCCTTGTGATTCAGCAGCTTAGAATTGCAAGGCACTTTTATTTTTGAGGAGGTGGAGAACTTGACATGAAATTGACGGAGAAACAGAAAAGATTCGCAGATTATTATATTGAAACTGGAAACATAACAGAAGCAGCGGTAAAGGCGGGGTATAGTAAGAAGACAGCGAGAGTTATTGGGCAAGAAAACTTGCTTAAACCTGCTATAAAAGGCTACATCGACGAAAAATTGGAAACTATGCAGGATGAAAGGACAGCATCCGCCAAGGAAGTGCTTGAGTTTTTGACTAAGTCGATGAGAGGAGAAATCAAAGAGGAAGTTGTCGTTGTCGAAGGAACTGGGGACGGAACAAGTGAAGCTAGAATGGTTAAAAAGCAGATAGGTCTACGAGATAGAATTAAGTCAGCAGAACTGCTTGGTAAACGATATAGGCTATTCACAGATAAAGTTGAAATTGACGGAGTTGTGCCAGTTATGATTGTGGGTGAAGATGAACTTGAAGAGTAAGAAAGTGAAACTTCCGGAACTTGTTGGGAAAGGATATAAAGACTTCTGGAACTTCAAAGGGAGATACAAAGTCGTAAAAGGATCAAGAGCAAGTAAAAAAAGTAAGACAACGGCATTATGGATAGTCTACAATATGATGAAATATAGAAATGCAAATACTCTTGTTGTACGTAAGGTATACAGAACTTTGAAAGACAGTTGCTATTCAGATTTAAAATGGGCAATACATAGATTTAAAGTAGACGATTATTGGGAATTTAAAGAAAGTCCACTTGAAATAACATATAAACCTACTGGACAAAAGATTTTATTTAGAGGTTTCGATGATCCTTTAAAAATTACATCTATTTCAGTTTCAGTTGGACAATTATGTTTTTGTTGGGTAGAGGAAGCGTATGAGCTGACAGATGAAGCGGCATTTAATATGTTGGATGAAAGTATAAGAGGTATAGTTGAAGAACCTCTATTTAAACAAATAATAATTAGCTTAAATCCTTGGAACGAAAGACACTGGATAAAGAAAAGATTTTTTGATACAGAAGATGAAAATATAATGGCAAAGACAACAAACTATATGTGCAATGAATGGCTTGACGACAGTGATAAAAAACTATTTGAAGATATGAAAAAGAACAATCCAAGGCGTTATCAAGTGGCTGGCTTAGGTGAATGGGGAATAACTGATGGACTCGTTTATGAAAATTGGAGAGAATTGGAATTTGATTGGAGAGAAATTTTAAATAAGAGACAAAAAGCAAAAGCAGTATTTGGGCTAGATTTTGGATATACTAATGACCCTGCTGCTTTTTTTTGTGGGATATTAGACCAGGAACAGAAAGAAATTTATGTTTTTGATGAGCTGTATCAAAAGAGATTGCAAAACACGGCTATTTACAGAAATATAGAAAAACTTGGTTTCAAAAAAGAAATCATAGTTGCTGACAGTGAGGAACCAAAGAGCATAGAACATTTAAGAGGTTTAGGACTTTACAGAATCAAACCATCTAAAAAAGGTAAAGACAGCATTAATGCGGGAATACAATTTATTCAAGATTTTAAAATTTTTATCCACCCAAGATGTGTAAATTTCTTAACAGAAATAAGTAATTACAGCTGGGACAAGGATAAATTTGGAAAAGCAGTAAATAAGCCGATAGATGATTTTAATCATTTAATGGATGCCATGAGATATGCACTGGAAGACTATATGAGAAATAACAGAATGACTACAATAAATAAAAATATATTGGGGGTGAGATAAGTGCAAATTACAGTATTGGAAAAAGCACTATGGGATTTTTTAGTGAAAGACTTAGTGAGATTGCAGAAACTGGAAGATTATTATACAGGGAAACATAAAATACTGGAAAAACAGGACAGGCTGGAAGAAAAACAGGATAGTAAACTTATCCACAATTTTCCAAGTTACATAACCACAATAGCAACGGCATATTTCATTGGGAAAAACATAAATTATAAGCTGTTAAAGGAAAATCTGATAAATGAATATGAGATGGTTGGAAAATATTTAGCTACGGAGGAAGAACAGCAGTGTAACTTTGAACATGCGGAAAACTGTTCGATTTTCGGATGTTCATACGAATTATGGTATAAAAATATAGATAATACGATAAACTTTAAGGTTTTAGATCCACGTGATGTATTTGTTATCAGGGATAATACGATAGACAAAAATATCAAATACGCAGTCCGTTGGAGTAGAGAGAAAAACGAAAATAACGAGTATAATTATATATTAGAGATTTACGACAACAAAACTGTAACTGTCAACACATTTACTTCTGTCATGGATTATAAAGGAGTAATATTGACACCTCAGGCACAGGGAGAAAGCAGACTGCATGGATTTAATAGAGTGCCTTTGATTGAATTTGCTAATAATAAGCGGAAACTGGGAGACTTTGAAAAAGTAATCACATTGATTGACGGGTATAACGAGGCAGTGTCGACATCATTAGACGACATGAAAGATTTTACAGACGCAATTCTCGTGTTGACTAATATGCAGGGGACGGATGAAGAAGATATAAAAAGTCTGAAAAAGAATAAAGTAATGCTTTTGGGAGAAAATGGAGATGCTAAATGGCTGATAAAAAATGTGAATGATACATATTCCCAAAACAATAAAAATAGATTAAACCAGGACATACACAAATTTTCTTTTATCCCCGAC